GCCCATTTGACAAGCGCCGAGGAATCGCGTACAGTCTGACCAACTGAATAGCCTCACCGCCTACTGATCAGATCAGCGGCGGGCGTCTTCTCGGGAGAGCACTCTGCTCTGCCGAGGGGCCGTCCGCCGCTTTTGCTTTTGGGGAGGCCATGCCGAGACTGAGAGAGAGGCTGGCAGGATTGCTGCTGCGCACCGCGGTAAAGGCCGCCGGCTCGCCGGCCCGGCTGCCTTTCGTCGCCCCGAGTCTATCGGGTCGGGCGATCTTCTCCGACTGGTCCACCTCCAACGCCATCCGCCACGGGCTCAAGGCCTCCACCTGGGTCTACTCCTGCGTCGAGCGGATCGCCGACGCGATCGCATCCGTGCGCTGGTTCGTGGAGCAGAAGAAACCCGATGGCCAATGGGAGGAGATAGATCATCCCCTCTCGACGCTCCTGAACTATCCCTCGCCCTACCTCAACCGCCAGGACCTCTTCGAGCGCATGACCTACCACCTGCTGCTGGGCGGCAACGCCATCTGGCACCTGCTGCTGGTGGGCGGCGTGCCGATCGAGATCGAGCCCCTCATGCCCGACTGCGTAAAGCCGATCCCCAGCGCGACGGGCTTCCTGGAGGGCTACGAGTTCCGCCTGCCGGGCAGCAGCGAGAAGCGCGTGCTGCCGCCCGCCGAGGTATGCCACCTGATGCTCGCCGACCCGGGGAACCCCTACTGGGGGATGGCGCCGCTGCAGGCCGCGGCCCGGGCGGTGGATACCGACGTGGCGGCGGTCGGGTGGAACGTCAGCCTCCTCCAGAACCGGGCGGTCACGGACGGGATCTTCAGCTTTGAGCACGAGATGAGCGCGGAGCAGTGGGAATGGGCCCGGAAGACGATCCGCGAGCAGCACCAGGGCGCGGACAACGCCCACACGCCCTGGGTCCTCGGCTTCGGCGCCAAGTACCAGCAGATGTCGCAGAGCCTCGTTGACATGGAGTTCCTCGGCGGCCGCAAGTTCACGGCAGAGGAGATCGTCAACGTCTTCGGTGTCCCGATGATCCTCCTATCGCAGGAACGCACCAGCTTCAACAACCTGCTGATCGCCCGCCGGATGTTCTGGCAGGACCGCATCATCCCTCGCCTCGGCGATGTTCGGGACGCGCTCGACTTCCGGCTCACGCCCTACTGGGACAAGGGCGCGGCCGGCAAGGGTCCGGCGAAGCTGCGGATTGCCTTCGACGCGGCGAGCGCGCCAGCGATGCAGGAGGTTTGGAACGAGAAACTCACCGCCGCCGACCGCCTCTGGCGCATGGGGGTGCCGTTCAACGAGGTCAACCGCAGGATGCAGCTCGGCGTGGGGCCCGTGCCGGGCGGCGATATGCCATTCTGGGTCCTGACCGCACCAGGGCTGGGAGCCGGCCCGCCGACTTTCGTGGGCGGGAACGGCGATACCGAGGACCGACTCGCGCAACTGGAGGCCGGGGCCAAGGCGCGGACGTTGCTGATGCTGGGACCCGGCAACGGCAAGACCGGTCTGCACCCCGCCATGCCTGAGGCCGAGAAGGCCGCCCTCTGGCACGCGCACGACCGCGACCGCGCGGCCTGGGAGACGAAACTGCGCGGCCTGGTCGCGAAACAGCTCCGGGCGGACGGCGAGGCGGTGGCGGGCGCCTACGAAAAGGGATCGCAGCAGGCGGCCGAGGCCGAGATCACGACCCGCAAGCAGGCATGGTCGGTGATGTTGAAGGAGGCCTACGCCGCGATGGTCGCCCACTTCGGGTCACTCGAGGGCCGGCGACTGGTGCGCCAGGTGCCGAAGGGCCGTCTGCCGAGCGAGGCCAAGGTCATCTCCTGGCGCCTGACCACGAACACGCCCGAGGTCGAGCGCTTCATCCGCGAGACGACCGGCCGCAACATCGCCAGCATGACCCACACCACCATCCAGCATATCCGGGACGCGATCGCGCAGGGTGTGGCCAATGACGAGTCGAGTCGGGAAATCGCCGGGCGCATCCGCGACGCCTACGAAACGTGGGCGGCCGAAGGCGACTCGGTGATCGGCTACGGGCGGAGCTACACCATCGCCCGCACCGAGTCGGGGTTCGCGTCCAACTTCGGCGTGCACGAAGGGGCGCGGCAAGTCGCCGACGAGACCGGCGTCAACATGGTGAAGGAGTGGATCTCCAGCCGCGATGACCGCGTCCGCGATAGCCACCAGGCGGTGGACGGCGAGGTGGTGGCATTCGACGAGAACTTCAGCAATGGCCTACCCTATCCGTGCTACGAGGGCGGACCGCCGGAAGAAGTGATCCAATGCCGGTGTGTCGAGGGCCTGAGCGTCGAGGGGATGACGGGCGAGGAATGAGGACTGCCACAGGGAGCGAGATGAGATGAAGCCAGGAACCAAGGGCGCAACGAGTTTCGGCAACCTTCCCCTGGGGGACAGGGAGCGGGCATGGGATAGGGGCGCGGCCGATAAGCGCGTGCGGTCGTGGGCCGGCGCCGACGAGGCGCCCAACGCCAAGTACCGGAACGCGTTCTTCTGGTACGACTCCGGCGCGGCCGAGATCTGGGGCAGTTACAAGCTCCAGTTCGCCGACGTAGTGGGCGGCACCCTGACCGCCATTCCCCGCGGGATCTTCGCCTGCGCCGGCGTGATGCAGGGTGCCCGCGGCGGAGTAGATATACCGGCGGGCGACGAGGCCGGCGTGAAGGCGCACATCGGCCGGTACTACGCGAAGATGCGAAGCGAATGGAACGACGATACAATCACGCCACCCTGGAAGGCCAAGGCAGACGCATCCGGCGGCCTCGAGGTGAAAACCTATCCCTGCGAGTTCAAGGTGGACAGCGACGCGCGCCAGGTCGAAGCCTACGCTTCGATCTTCGGCAACGTGGACCTGGGCGGAGACCGGGCCAACCGCGGGATGTTCGCCGACTCCATCCAGAACGATTTCGGCAATATTGCCTATTGCTGGCAGCACGGATGGGACTGGCCGATCGGCGTCCCCCTGGTGCTGGAGGAGGACTCCTCAGGCCTCTTCACGCGCTCCTACGTCTCGGAGACGACCCGGGGCAACGACGCGCTGGTGCTGATGCGCGACGGCGCGGTGAAGCAAATGAGCTTCGCCTACAACGCGGTCAGAAGCACCATGGACGAGGCGACCGGGGTACGCGACCTCCTCCAGGTAGACCTGATGGAATACTCGCCCGTTACTTGGGGGATGAACAAGCTCGCCCGCATCACGGGCGTCAAGGCGGGCCAGTACCGCCTTGCCCTGAAGCGCTTTGCGGCCATGCAGGAGGAGATCTGCGGAGGCCGTTCGTTGGACCGCGACAGTCTGATATCCGCGCTCGACGCCCTCAAGGCACTGCTCGACGCGACGCCGGATGCTGGCTTGGAGGCCGATCCGCCCTCGCCCGACGGCACTGCCAGCGACGCCGACGAGAAGGCACTGGAGGAGATCGCGGCCGGACTCACCGACTTCGTGGGCGTCCATGGCATCCGCCAGGACCTGGAGCAGTTCTCCAGGCAGCTCGCCCGCGGACGGTGAGAGCAGCACTACCAACCTAGCACAGGAGATTGGCATTATGGACGAACTGAAGAAAGCGATCGAGGCGCTCAAGGGGCACTTTGACGCCACCATCGCCGAAGTCAAGGGCCTGGTCGGCAAGCAGGATGAGGAGATCAAGGCCCAGGGGAGTTCGAGCGCGGAGACCGCCAAGTCGTTGACGGAAGCGGCCGCCCGCCTCGACACGGTGAATGCTGAACTGGCCGCCGCGACGAAGCGGCTGGACGAGATGGAGGCCGCCAGCAAGCGGCTCGGCCCGGGCGGCGGCTCGCCGGACGATGATTCCCCCGGCGCGAAGGTCGTGAACGCGGAGGGGTTCAAGTCACTGGCCGCGGTCGCGCCGAGCGGCCAGAAGATCGGCGGCGAGAGCTTCGCGGTCGGCTCATTCTGGCCCAAGGCCCGCAAGCAGTTGACCGGGGCCTCGCTGGGCGACTTCCCCGCCTACCTCTACCCGACCGACCGGGTGCCGGGGATCGTCGTGGCGCCGGAGTTGATGCCCCGCGTGCGCGACCTGTTCCCGCAGGTCCCGATCACGGTCGGGGCGAGCGAGTTCGTGCGGGAGACCGCGTTCAACAACAGCGCGGACATGGTGGCGGAAGCGGCCGAGAAGCCCGAGTCCAGCCTGGAGTTCGAGGTCAAGCAGACCGTCGTGCGCACGATCGCGCACTGGCTGGCCGCGACTCGGCAGATTCTGGCCGACGCCGCGGGACTCCAGCAGTTCATTGATGTGCGCCTGCGCTACGGCCTCGCCCTGGTGGAGGACTGGCAGCTCCTCTGGGGCACGGGCGTGGGCAATGACATCACGGGCGCCCTGACCGATCCCGCAGTCCAGCTCTACACCCAGGCGGCGGGCGAGAACCTGGCCGACGCCATCCGCCAGGCCATGAATCTGGTCTTCCTCGCCGGCTACCAGCCGACGGGGATCGTCCTCCACCCGACCGACTACACCTCGGTCGAGATTATGAAGGACGCCATCGGCCGCTACATCTGGGTCAACGTCCCGACGGGCGGCGGGCAGGTGCTGTGGCGCCTCCCGGTCGTCCAGACTCAGGCGATGATCCAGGGCAACTTCGCGGTGGGGGCCTTCGCCCTCGCCGCCGCCATCCGCACCAGGGAAGATGCGATGGTTCGCATCTCCGATCAGCATGAGGACTTCTTCACCCGGAACCTGCTCGCGATCCTCGCGGAAGAGAGGCTCGCGCTGGAGGTATACCGGCCGCAGGCGATCTGCCTCGGCACGTTCACCGCGGCGAGCAGCGCCTAGTCCGGCGCATTGCTTCGTTGACAACGGGGCCGGCCGCGCCAGCCACGGCCGGCCCCGGGAGAATGGATGATGAGCAAGGCAATGCAGAAAGCCGAATACCTCCGGGCGCTGAAGGGCAAGTGGGAGGCCTACGCGGAGCAGGACGCGCTCTGGTCGACCTGGATCGACCCGGCGCGCAAGGGCAATCGCTGGGAGCCGGCCGACTTCTTCGCCACCGGCGTGGCCGAGGCGGCGATCATCATGCAGATGGTCGCGCGGTTGGCCGGGCCTGACCGCCACCTCGCGGTTGACTTCGGTTGCGGGGTGGGCCGGG